GCGGTTTCGCTGAGCTTGGCAAGGGGATGGCGCTCTATGTGATCGAAGGGGTGCGGTCTGCCTCTCTCGCTCTGGAGCAGTTCATCCGAACCATCGACACCACGCTTGAGAAAGCTTCCCTGGTATTCAACATCGGCGCCGACCAGGAAACCCGAAACGGTTACCTGAAAGCCGCCGCTGCCTACTCTGCCGCTCGGATGGACTACAACAAGGCATTTAACGAGTACCAAGATGCCGGTGAGCCTGATGCCATGCTGGGTCAGCTCGATGAGTTGGGGACAGCCATGCAGCTGGCCAAGGGCGATATGGAGGCGTTCTTGTCCCAGTCCAGCTCTGAGGGCTGGGCCTCATATTTCCAGAACTTGGACACCCTGAAAAAGTCTATTCAGGATGCTGCAACCAGCGGCGGCGATGGCCCGGATCCATTGCCTCCCCCTGGTGGGTCGGTGCGTGGTGTTGCTGTGATCCCCGAGGCACCCAAGGCCCCGAAGAAACCCAGGGCTATCAACTACGGCCCGGTGGATTCTTTCCGGCAGGAGAATCGGGCGATTGCTGCTGAGTTGGATAAGCGCTTGCAGCTGCTGGACAACAGCAACAAAGCGATGGAAGGCGTAGATAAAACATTCTACGACGCCCGCAACGTGGCGCGGATTGAGCAGTATGGCGCCTCTGTTATCGAAGAACAGAGCCGTTGGCAGCAATCTCAACAGCGCCTCCAGCAGCAGTATTCGCAAGCCTACGATGCGGCAGCGACTAACCATGAGCTGCAATTCCAACTCCAGATGGAGTACCACGCCAGCCGCGAAATGCTGGAGCAAGATCACCAGTCCCGCCTGTTGCAGATCGAAAACGACCGGGTCAACAAACAGCGGGAATACCAGTCGGCGGTATCCGCTGAGCTGCTGAGCTTTACCCAGCAGTCCATGAGCATTACCACCTCTGCCCTGCAACAAGCAGGCATGGAGCACAGCGGCATCTATAAAGCCCTGTTCGCCATGCAAAAAGCGGCAGCCATTCCATCCATTATCGTGTCAACGGAAGAGGCCGCCGCCAAGGCGCTGGCCGCCTTCCCGCCCCCTTACTCCATCGGTCTGTCCAACAGCGTCAGGATGATGGGCTATGCGTCAGCGGGCATGGTGGCCGGTCAGGCGATTGCCGGTTTGTTTGATAAGGGCGGGCACATCCCGGCCAACCAGTTCGGCATTGTGTCAGAGCTGGGCGATGAGTTTGTGAACGGCACCCTGATAAAAGGCCCTGCCAACGTGACCAGTCGCCGCGACTCCGAAGCGATCCTGGCTCGGGCCGCTGGCAAGGGAGGTGGTGACGGCGATGGGGTCACCATCATTCAGCATATTGCTGTATCTGGCTCTGGTGATGAGGCTCTGGCCGCAGCGATGGAGCAGGCTGCCCGCCGTGGTGCCCAGCAGGGTGCCCAGCAGGGTTACCAGATGGTTGTGCAGGATGTGGCGGGCCGTGGCCAGATCCGGCGAATGCTCAATGTGTGAGGTGCTTAATTGGCAGATGTAATCGATTGGCCTACGGACATCATCCCCAACGAAATGTCACTGGGGCTGGAAGGGATGGGGCGCGATTTTGAATCCCCCTGGACGGGCTCTAACCAGACAGTGTCCATGCCGGGTTCCAAGGTCGGCGTCCAGTTAACGTTCAAGAACCTGCCTTCCCCAGCCGCCCGCCGCCTTGAGTCCTTCATCTTCTCGCTTGATGGGCAAAGTGGCCGGGTGCGTATCTGGGACTTTGCCGCCCAGTTGGTCGGCAGCCCTCAGCCCGTGTTTGGCCATCCGGTAGTGACAGAAGCTATCTCGATGAGAAAGCAGTTCACCACCCGTGGCTGGACGCCAAACAAGTTGGTGTTACGTGTTGGCGACTGGGTGCAAGTGGGTGGCGAGCTGAAAAGGGTGTTGGAGGATGTGCGCTCAGATGGCGCTGGCGGCGCCCTGATCCGTATCGCGCCGATGCTCCGGCAGCACTACCCGTCAGGAACTCCTCTGGTAGTTGATCGCCCGTGCGGGGTGTTCAAGTTGAAGGATGACAAACAAGGGGTGTTTCACCGTGTCCCTGGGGTGTTTACCGATGTCAACTTGTCCCTGATTGAGGCGTTTTACCCATGATCATGACCGGCCTTGATCCCGCCATTGTTGCCGCTTTTAACCGGCCCAATGTGACGGCGTTCTATGCAACCAAGATAGATCTCCCGAGCGGCATCACCCGGCTGCACACTGGCCTGGGGGAGGCCGTGATCGGCGGTGAGGTCTATTACGGCATAGGTGCCATGGGGCAGATCAGCCCCCAGAAAGAACAGCTCACTACGTCCCCGACACAACTCAACATGACCCTGACCGGGCTTGATAACTCCCTGTTGGCTGAGGTGATGAAAGAGCGCCTGGTTGGGCGCTTGGTCTGGTTGTTCCTGGTTGTGCTGGACGACACCGGCGCCTTGGTGGCCGCTGCCTTGCAGTATAAGGGACGGATCGCGTCAACGCCGGTGAAGGTGGGCAGAACCAACACGGTACAACTGACGATCTCCAACATCTTCGAGGACTGGAAAAAGGGGCTCTCCATGCGCTGCACCGATGAGAGTCACCGCCGCCTCTTCCCTAACGATGCGTTTTTCAGGCTCCAGACCTGGATGGCCAACTGCACCATCTTCTGGGGCTCCGCGAAAGATGGGCCTGACTCGACCTATAAGGATTGACCATGCGCTATCAAGACTGGCAGCAGCGGATCATTGCTGCTATCGAGGCCGCCTCCGGGCGGCCTTTTCTTTGGGGCTCGGCTGACTGTTGTTTGTTTGTCGCCGATTGCTGTGTCGCGGCTTGCGGCAAAGACCCCGCCGCCGACTACCGCAACCGCTACACCACGGAAGTTGGCGCCAAGCGGGTGCTGGCCAAGCTGCACGGCTCCATCCCCGCCGTACTGGATGCCCACTTTGAACGGGTTATCCCTGAAATGGCCCAGCGCGGTGATGCCGTGGTTTTCGAAAGTGACCTTGGCCAGACGGCTGGCGTGATGTGGGCCGGTCAAGTGTGGGCCATGACGGATCAGGGGGCAGCCCCCGTGCCTGGTGTTGTTCCCCTGATTGCCTGGAGAGTTGAATAAATGCCACCTGTCATTGTCCCTGTGTTAGTCGGTATTGCGGCGGGGTCGGCGGCCTTCGCTGCCGGTGTGGTGTTGACGACGGCGTATGCCATCGGCGCCATGGCATCCATGGCCGCCATGATGCTGACCACCAAGACCCCCTCATTTTCTGATTTTCGTGGGGCCAGTGAGCGCAGCCAGGTGCTGCGAGCGGCCTCCTCTTCCAAGGTGGCAGTGTATGGCCGCGTGATCTCGTCCGGCCTGCTTTCCAATGCCAAGGAGCAGGTGGGAGATCAAACAGATGGTGAGCTGATTTATCTGGCGCTCACAATCGCAGGCCACAAGATAAATGGCCTGGGCCGCATCTGGCTTGGTGACGATCTGATAGAGACGTTCGGCGAGCTGGCCAGCTACGAGCTGCACAATGATCGCCAGACCTGTGACCCCTACATGTTGGCGAACTGCCCCAACTGGCGAGAGGACATGATTGGGCAAGGGATCGCCTGGGTACGCCTGACGCTCAAGTTTGACGCTGAAAAGTTTCCGTCCGGGTTGCCCAATATCAAGATGGAAAAGTTTGGCGCTGAGGTGTGGGATCCCCGTGATAACAAGGTCAAGCTGACAGACAACGCCGCCCTGGTCATCCTGGATTACTACCGCCGATGGCTCAAGGTGCCAGATGATGAGCTGCGTATGAACGAGTTCATTATTGCCGCCAACATCTGCGATGAGCTGATCACCCTCAAGGATGGTACTCGGGAGAAGCGCTACGCGATCAACGGTGAATTCGACCTGAGCGAGGCTCCGGCCAAGATCCTGGAAGACATGCACATGTCCTGCGCTGGTCAGCCGACCTATGTCAGCGGCATGCACGGCATTGTGGTCGGTGCCTACTATGGCCCCGCCAGCGAGGACTTGTTTGATCATCAGCTGCAAGGTGACACCGATCTGCTGCCTGAGCCCCCAGCCAGTGACCGTATCAACACTGTGGTGGGCACTTTCATTGATGGCGAGACGTTCCAGAAAATGGACTTCCCCGCCGTCAAGGTGGCTCAGTGGGTTGAAGAGGACGGCGGACAGGAGCTGACCGAGGATCTTGATTTCCGGTTTGTTACTTCCCCCTGGCAGGCCCAGCGCCTGGCTAACATCCTGCTGCGCCAGCGCCGCACCTCCCGCACTATCACCTGTTCGGTCAACCTGTCTGGTTGGCAGTACCGCCCCGGCTCATACCTTCGCCTCTACATCCCCGCCCTGGGGATCAATGGCGTGGAGTTCCGAGTGGTTGATTGGTCATTCGATCTGATGGATGGCGTTCAGTTGACCCTCCGGGAGGAATCGGTGGGGGTGTGGGCTGATGCCATTGGCTTGCCGATGGAGCGCCCTGACATTACCGATTTGCCAGTGGGCGGCATGGCCATGCCTGACCAGCTCCGGTATGAAGTCGAAACCGTAGGGGAGATCGTTCAGGGGGTGCTGTCCTGGCGCAACGTCGGCACCATTGCTTACAACCAGGTGATCATACAGCGGCTGACTCCCGGCAAGCCGCCGGTCACCGTCATGACGGCGCAAAGCCCTGGTGAATCTTGCCGAGTCAACGGCCTGCCTGCTGGTAACTATGTGGCGATGGTGCGAGCGGTAGCCTTGACTGGCGCCCACTCCCCGGTCGCATCCGTCTCGTTCACCATAGAAGTGCCCGCTATCCCTGTTGGGGTTGAAGTCGAGGCGGGCAACTGGTCCCTGGCATTCCGCCCATTGTTCACCGGCGGCCAGTCCTACGGCACCTTGTGTGAATGGTGGTGGAGCAAAGTGCAGCTGCCCCTGGCCGAAGTGCAGGGCAAGGCCACCAATGCGGGCCTGGGCGCGTACATGACGTTTCAGGGCTTGCAGCCTGACACCACCTATTACGTGTGGTTGCGGGCCGTCAACGCCTACGGCAAATCCGGGCTGTTCGCGGCCAGTGGCAAAACCTCGTATGACGCTGCTTCCATTCTCGACATCCTGGATGGTGAGATCGGCGGCGAGCACCTGCGCGAGGAGCTGCGCAAACCCATCGAGCAGATCGCGGACATCGTTGATCAAGCGATCCCTGACATCATTGGCAAACTGGAGCTGGTCGAACGCGAGTTCACCGATTTGAGCGAAACCGTCGCGCCGATTGCTGAACGGGTGCCCGTCATCGACCAGCAGATGACCGGCCTGGGTGATGCCCT